ACTTAAGCTTTTTGGCATTGAAATAAAAGATCTGGATCAAAAGATAAAGAAGAAAAGCTAAAATCAGTTGTTACCGCAAAGGACGACGATGGTGCAGGTTATGTAACTGCTTCAGGTGCTGGTCATTTTGGACAATATGTGGATATTGATGGCAGTGGATCTAAAGATAATTATCAATTAGTAATGAAATATAGAGGTGTTGCTATACATCCAGAATGTGATGCTGCAATTGAAGATATTGTAAATGAATCAATTGTTATAGATGATGAAAGTCCTGGAGTATCAATTGAACTAGAAAAAATTGAAGCTAGTGAAAGCATTAAAGAACAAATTACAGAAGAATTTTCAAATATTTTAAGAATGTTAAATTTTGCAGAAGATGGTCATGACATTTTTCGCAGATGGTATATTGATGGTAAAATTTATCATCATTTAGTTGTAGATCCAAGTAATGAAAAAATGGGTATTCAAGATATTCGATTTATTGATGCTCCAAAAATGCGTAAAGTAAAAGAAATTAAAAAGAAAAAAGATCCATTAACAAATGCTGATATTATTGAAAATGTAAAAGAGTATTACATTTATCAAGAAACACCTGGAAAAGGTGGAGCTGGATCTATTAATACCTCACAAAATAGGCAGGCTGTTAAATTTACTGAAGATTCTATTAGTTATGTAACATCAGGTTTATTAGATGAAAGAAGAAAAAAAGTTCTTTCACATTTACAAAAGGCTATTAAGCCGGTCAATCAATTAAGAATGATGGAAGACTCGCTTGTCATTTATAGATTAGCTCGAGCACCAGAAAGAAGAATTTTTTATATCGATGTTGGTAACCTTCCAAAGGGTAAAGCCGAAGAATATATGAAAAATATTATGGCTAAATATCGTAATAAACTAGTATATGATGCTAACACAGGTGACTTGCGAGATGATCGTAAACATATGTCTATGCTTGAAGATTTTTGGTTACCTCGTCGAGAAGGTAATAGAAGTACTGAGATTTCTAGTCTTCCAGGTGGTGATAACCTAGGACAGATTGACGATATAGTTTATTTTCAAAAACGTTTGTATAAAGCTTTAAATGTTCCATTACAAAGATTAGATCAAGAAAATAATGGTTTTAGTATTGGAAGATCAACTGAAATTAGCAGAGATGAAGTTAAATTTCAAAAGTTTATTGATAGACTTCGTAATAGATTTTCTCATTTGTTTTTACGGATTCTTAAAAAACAGCTTGTACTTAAAAAAGTTATAACTGAAGCTGATTGGTCAAAATGGGAAAGAGATATTCGAGTTGATTATAATAGAGATAATCATTTTGCCGAACTAAAAGAATCAGAAATTTTAAAAGAAAGAGTACAAACATTAGATATGGTTAGTCAATATGTAGGAGAGTATTTTACAAAAGACTGGGTCATGAAAAATGTTTTAAAATTATCTGAAGAAGATATGAAAGATTTAGAAGATAAAGTTGATGAGTTAGAAGATAAAAACAAAGAACGAGAAGATGAAGCTATACAAAATCATATGAACGCCCAACAGCAGCAAGCAGATCAACAAGCTGCAATTCAGCAACAGCAAATGAGTCAACAACAAGATGCTGAAGAGCCATCTTAAAAATAAAAAATATTATTTAAAAGATTTAAATGTATAAATATAACTAAATAAGTGGAGAATACAATGGAAGACGAAATTGAAATTGATAATGATGAATTAGATATGGCAAGTGAAAATGAAACTACAGAAGAAGAAGATACAGATCTCGATGAACCAGAAGTTGAATCTAATCCTTTAATGGATATGGTTAATGCAATTGGTGATGGAGATTTGTCGTCTGCTTCTAATATATTTTCGAGTCAGCTAAATGATAGATTAAGTAATGCAATTGAGCAAGAAAGAATTAGTGTTTCTAGTAATATATTTGGTGGCAATCAGGAAGAAATGGTAGATGCTTAAGTTTAAAGAATTAAAAGCTAATTTAAAAGAAGCTTCTAATATAGTTAAAAAAGTAAAGATTGACCGCAAAAATGTAGTCATTCATAAACTTGCAAATAATAAATTTAAAACAATGATTGACGGTGATGAATTAGACACATATCCAAATGAAAAAGAAGCTATGGCAATGGCTAAAGAATTCATTAAGCAGTATAAAGGAAGATAATATGACAATGGTTACACTCATGGGTTCAGAAGTAAATGCGGCTACTACGCATGGAGCTGCAACCAATCTTTCCAGCGCAAAATGTGTAAGGGTATTCAATAGCCATACTGCTAGTCTTTTAGTTTATCGTTGTACAGCAGCAGGTGTTACTATTGGAACTGCTACTATTGGACCAAAAGAAGTAATTTACTTAAATAAAAATTCTGACGAGAAAATATTCGCGGCTGCAACAACAGTTAAACTAGTACCAGTCGGATATCTTGGAGGATAAAATGAAATTAATTGCAGAATACCAAGATCAAGAAATATCTTATATGACAGAAGCTACCGAAAACGGTGGAAAAAATCATGTAATTGAAGGTATTTTCGCACAAGCTGAAAGCAAAAACCGTAATGGCAGAATTTATCCAAAAGCTATTATGGAAAAAGCAATCGCTAAGTATAACAAAGAACAAGTAATTCCTAAGAGAGCAGTCGGTGAATTGAACCATCCAGATGGTCCCACTGTAAACTTAGACAAAGTATCCCATCGCATTACCGAACTAAATTGGTCCGGTAATAACGTGATGGGTAAGGCACTTATATTAGACACTCCAATGGGGCAGATCGTTAAAGGTTTACTCGATGGTGGCGTTCAACTAGGTGTATCAACTCGTGGTATGGGAAGTCTAGAGAATCGTAATGGAACCAACTATGTAAAAGAAGATTTTATGTTAGCAACGGTTGACATTGTTCAAGATCCATCCGCCCCAGAAGCTTTCGTTAATGGCATTATGGAGGGGGTCGACTGGATATGGAATAATGGTGTGATAGAAGCTCGAGACATTGAAAAGATTGAGACTGAAATTAAGAAAGCTCCGCGATCGGGATTGTATGAAGTGCAAACTCGTGAGTTTAAGAATTTCCTCTCGTTGCTTAAATAATAGAGGAGTCAAACATGACTGATCAAAATTACGAACAGGATGCCGACCTCGATGAAGCAACGGAAGTTGTGGATGAGGCTATGGCACCAACTACAAAAGGTAAGGCATCAGACCCTGATCATTCCGAAAATGATGGAATGAAAAAGACTGATCCTAAAGCTGAAACAACAAAAGGTACGGGCGGAACTAAACCCAAGCAAGCAAAAGTTGGCGATACTTCCGGTCAAGATCCAATGCAAAAACTGAATGCTGGATATGGCATGATGAATGCAGGTAAGAATATGAAAATGGAAAATATGACTAAGTTGGCAGCTTTGCCTGCTGATGTTATTAATACATTGTATCAAGAAGCATTTGGTACTGACTTGGATCTAGATGAGTCCGATGAAGAATTGGTAGAGTATAACTTTGATGACGATCTGGAAGCTTTGGTTGAATCCGAAGCAACTCTTTCAGACGACTTTAAAGGTAAAGCTTCTACAATTTTTGAAGCTGCTGTTAATTCCAAAATTATGGAAAAAGCTGCAGATATGGAACTTGTCACTGCAACCCTTATTGCCGAAAAAGTAGAAGAGCTGGAAGAGCAATATAACTCTGAAATCTCTGAAGCTGTTGTTGAAGCGCGTGAAGAGCTTGTCGAAAAAGTCGACGGTTATCTAAACTACGTTGTTGAAACATGGATGGAAGAAAATAGACTGGCTGTTGAATCTGGTCTTAGAACTGAAATCGCTGAGACATTTATGAGCAGCTTGAAAGATCTGTTCACCGAGTCTTATATCGAAGTTCCAGAATCCAAAGTTGATCTTGTTGATGATCTTTCTGAGCAGATAGTTGCTCTTGAAGAAAAACTCAATAAAGAAACATCTACTATCATCGAAATGAGATCTGAAATGCAGAATCTTGAGCGTCATGCAATTATTGCAGAAGCTTCAAAAGATCTTGCTGGAACTCAAGCCGACAAACTAACTAAACTTGCAGAATCAATTGATTTTGAATCATCTGAAGCATTTGCTGCTAAAGTAGATACTCTTGTAGAATCTTACTTTTCAGATCAACCTCAAGTAGAAGTTGAAGCTTCTACACCTAGCCAATCAATCACCGAAGCTAATGAGCTCGATGATGGTGAAGAAGTTGTAACAAGCACACGGATGGATCAATATCTAACTGCAATCAG